CATCTCCACCGGGTGAAGTTGACAGCGAGTCAATGTACGAAGACTCTTGACGTCTACGAAAACAGAACGCGTTAGCCGCAGCTGCACACTGAACTAAGAAAGCGGTTTCGTCACCGCTTGTTGTGATGCCGAGATATGTAGCAATTTGCGGGCCTGTAATCCAAGTGCACGTCTGGTCAAAAGTGATTGTCCCTGTGATCGCTTCCAACTCCATCGGAGTTTCGGACTCGGCCCACATGACCGCATTAGCGAGCGGATACGAAGTGTCGTACTCGATAAGACCTTCGGTGTCAACATTGATCGGCAGGTATTGGGGCATCGCATAAACGGTTTTGACTCCGTTGTATGCGACAGCCCAACCCGCGACTGTGATTGACGATCCGACAACGATCTCGTTTGGTGTGAGCGTTGTTACGCAAACATAGCCAGGAACGATAACGCCGTATTGAAGTGTGTAAGTCGCTGCCATAGCGACCTCCGATCAGGCCTGAGTGATCTTGCGAATCATGCCAGGCACAGCGGCAAACGTACTCACATACGAATGGGCTGAGAACAGGCGTGAGAGCGTTGCAGGCTGTTCCACACTCATCAAAGTTGTGCCACTTTCGTAGTACTCGAATGCCTTTGAAGCGTTGGTGATGATCATTGTCTTGGCGGCAAAGTTGCTGTCAACGACGATCTCAAGTCCGAGCGGGTTGGAGCCGACCCAAGTGGTTGCGTTTCCGCCACCGAGGGCGTTCTGACCTTGGAGACCAGCTGCGCCGACATACGGGAACAATGGACGGTTGCTGGAGTCAACGACCTGTCCCAACTGACCCCAGACATCGGGACTGACAAAAATTGTGTCAGGGAAGAAGTTGGTTCCGTTTGAAACATCAACTGCGGCGTCATAGATGGACTTCATCAAGTCAACTGCGGTCAAGTCCCAGACGCCCGATGAGGTTGCGGCGGCGAGCAGTGCATCGGCTGCAATGTCGTCGGTCTTATACATGAGTTCGCCCATAAGGTCATTCAAGATCAACTGCATTGCTGCGGGGCTGGTAAACGAGATGTCCTGAACTGACAAACTCACCTGTCCCGCTACGGTGGTCTTGCTGATCGTATTCGAGGCGATCACCATTGTGGTTGCGGACACTGCATCAAACTCTGCCGATTGTGCAGCTGCTGAAGTGTGAGTTGTGATGGTCGGACGAACGAACGTTTTCTGTGCGCCACCGTCAGGATAAGCGCGAGCGCCCAGGCGATTGACCACAGGCCTGACGAAGTTAATATTTTGCACCAGCGTTCCGGCCACGGGAACTGGAAGCAAACCAGGCGTGTTGGTGGTGGCTACATCGCCAGCTGCGGCTTCGTAGGTTGACTGGTTTTCAATCTTCCAATCAGTGACCGACTGGTTGACTTTTGCGAAAGTTTCTCCGCCTTGGTGGTAAGCGGCCATCCACTCACCTGCTGATGGCAAACGTGCGGGACGCTTAGCCGATGCGAAAATGGTGGGTGCGGTGGGTGCGGCTTCAGGTGCTGCGGCTTCAATATGTTCCGACATGATTGTCTCCTCGACTTGTGGTTCTGTAATTAAGATTTCGTCGGGAGTCATGTCCGCTGAAGCGGCCACATCTGTGATCGTAGCACCGCTAAAGGCGGGTATGGGGACAAGGCTCAACTCGCGCCATACGGCTGAGGTAATGATGATCGTTCCGTCCTCAGCACGGGTTGAAGTCAAAACATCAACACCCACAGAAACATTGTCTAAGACGCCTTCTTTGGCGAGTTGTAACGCTTCGTTTCCTGCGACAGTGTCAGCAATCTTGGCGCTAAACATCATGCCCTCAGGGGTTTCGGTGCGACTGGTAACAAGGCCGACTGGCTGACTCGAGTCGTGGTACATGAACAGTTTGGGTGCTTTACCGTCAACGGGGAGTGAGCCTGGTGCGAACTGCACCGAAGTCCCATCCGCGACAATTGCGGAAATTCCATAAGGTGCGGCCACACCCGAAATTGTGCGGGTCGGTGCTTCACCAGCTGCGGCTTCAACATCAACTGCGAAACCTGCGGACAGGGTTAGTTTCATGAATTCGTCTCCTCAATAGTTTCTGTCATGTCGGGAGTTTCGGTCATCATTTCGTCTTTCATCATTGATTCCAAATAGGAGTCAATGTCAAACTTGACATAAGTGCCACGGGGCAAAACATTGTTTCCACTTAATGTCTGCGACACACAGTCCAAATATTGACGTGCACCAAACAAGTACAGGTCCTCACGAGCACCAGCCGAGGTCGTGTACTGGTATGAGCCAATGTCAAAACCAGCCAAGTAAAACGGGATGTTTCCGAGCCTGCACATCTCTTTTCCGCTAAAGTCTGCGGACTCAATCATCAACATATTGTCCGGCAACGCTTTAGTTTCTTCGTACTGCAAAAACTCATTAAGTGCGGCCGTCTGGTTATTGACTCGAGCAGAGTTAAAAGCGGTCGCAAGGTCGGCAAGTTCTTGAGCCGATAACGGTTCACCGCCAGTCTGCTTCAACACACCAGACGGAAGCGACGACTGAGCGTTACGGTAACGCGACTGCTCAACACGGAGCGCAGTTTCAATCGCTGTTTGCGACTGATAGATGATTCCTTGAACGGGACTGATGAACTGCACAAGATCGTTCGGGTCAAGCATTCCGCCTTGGAAATACACCTCTTTTGAAGGTGCGAAAAACACTGGACCTGTTTGGTCCTGACAGGTGACAGAGCCCGATGGTAGACGCGTGAACGATGCAGGAAAACCGTCAGCGGTGCGACTGGTTATGTACCAAAACGCACGGCCGTAATAAAGAAGATCGTCCAGCGTCCAAGCCATGAGCGTCGCATATGGGATCGTCGGGTCGGGTTGACGCAACCATGAACGAGGCGCGATATAGACACATTCCATTTCTTTTTCTGTGTCATTCCAGACCTCGTTGTACATCTCCAATTTCGTTGAAGAAATAACGGAGGCGAGAAGGTCACGCGCTCGACTTAACGTTGGGATGGAGTTGGCACGGTTACGGGCGTCGCCTTCGTAATACGCAAAATACTCACCAATAAAATTGACGCCCTGATTGGACTGGTAGGTGCCATACGATCCAGCAGCTGCGGCTTTGTGGGATTCGTCAATAGGACTGATCGCCGCTTTCGTCACTTGTCTTGAGAAAATGCCCACTGGGATATCCGATCTTTAGGGTGTGATGGGCAAGCCCGACACCTGCCCACCACAGACCCACAATAGTTCACCCGACCACCATGATGGGTTTAGCGCGGTTCTGATATTTGCTAGACAACGCGATCCCCCATACTGCACACTTCGCCAACTCAATCGGACCAGGCGACGACTTATGCGACAGCGTGACACCCATACCCGTCTTAAGCAGCACGGCACGGTTCATATGTTCCGACAAAGTAAGTTGCCCCAAATGCTTGACACGGCCCTCAAGGATCATCTTTTGGGCTAGACCCGTAAACTTTATTAATTCCGCCTGACCAACCACGGTCATACGACGACGCAAATTTAGCGGTGCGTGAATCTCAAGAGTTGGGGTAATAGCCAGGGCCACAAGTTTGTCGGCCATGACTCGATCAATCTCCGACCACAATGCAGTCTCGTTATCAACAATAAACTCAACAAACGTCGTAACAACACTATCAACCATTGACGATCTGACGCCCACATAACGGTTTGTGTCCATTGACATTTCCACGGCAAGGACGCCGCCTTCCGGCATAGGGCCCTCAACTTTGCAGGACGCCCAGACTCCCTCGTCCAACCAACTGCCTCGACTACTGATCCACATATTTAAGTGAGCGCGTAGAAAACTGTCTTTTTTTGACACCGCCTGAAGCGCCTCAATAGTGATCGTTTTACCCAACGCAGGGTTTGCATAAACCCAGTTATTTGAGTCGCGCCAGTCCCGATCTCCAATAGACCACTCAGCAAAATACAGACGCGACTGCTCGCCGTTCTCAATCTCCGAGATAGCCGTCTCGCGCATATGAATCATGGCCGTACTTGACTCATCCCCAGCCGTGCTCCAGCAACTCATCAAAGGAGATTTACGCGCAATCATTGTCGGTCTGATTGCGTCAAGGAACCGATCACTAATGTTAAATAACTCGTCGCACTGGACAAGATCGTACGAACCACCGTGCAAGTTTGGCGAAGCAGCTCTGACCTCCCAACTAGACCCATCAGGCATCGTCACCGACTTACGACCAAACGTCCTCATTGCCTTAGCCCCAAACAAGTCCACCAGCAACGGAGCCAGGCTATTAAAGATCGCTTCCGCTCGATCCAAACGGTTAGCGACCGACAAGATGTTTTGAGGCTGGCCGCGCAACCTGGCAAAGTCCGTCAACCACCAACCGATCATCGCACACAAGCCAACCGACTTTCCGTTCTGTCTAGCAGTACTGCATAAAGATTCACGATACAAAAGGTCGCCGTTTTCATCGTGCGCAAGTTGCCCAGTCAAGGCATGGATTTGCCACTCAAAAAGACAAATGTTTTGGTACGTCTCCGCCCACTTAGCGACCAGAGGACCGTACGACAGATTCGAGCGGCCGGTCGTTTCCAATCTTGGCAAATAGGCGCTGACCAGGTCTTTTGTCGGCTGGTTCTCGCCAGTTCCCGCCAGTTCATTGTAAGGAGAGATTACAAGAGGCGGTTCGGGGGCTTCCGTAAGTTGAATTAAAAAGTCTTTTGGCTGATTTTTGACAATTCTTTTCTTTATCTCGCCGTATTGCTGACCGCGCCGACTGTTGCATGGTTTGCATACTGGTGCAAGGTTATGCATTTCATGGGTGCCTCCTCGGTCGTATTCGAGTAGGTGGTCTGCCTCTGTTGCGGGCTTGCCGCATAGGTAGCACTGGGGGTTGTCGCGTAGTAGTTCGGCTCTGTTGTCTCGATATTCCTTTGAGTTCCAGTGGCCGTGGTTCTTTGGTTTGTCTGTCATCGGGTTTCCTTTGGTTGGTGGTAATGGTAGGTCAAGGGCAAAGGTCAAGGGCTTTAGGTCAATTGATACTGACGCCCAAGCAAGAAGGGCACTTGCTCGGTTGTCGTCAAATTACACGTGAGAGTTGGGTGGTTTGTGTCCCCCACAATTTGGGCAAGTAGCCACAGGGTGCCGGTCTATTTGTATTCGGTGGACAACCTTCGCCTTGTTCGTTAGGGAACGCTGATCAACTACATGACATAGTCGCCTACCCTCGTTGCCGAGTGTTCCCATAGTGAGGTTCAGTGTCTCACAAGGGCTGGTGCTCATCTCTTTATGAGCTGCTGAATTGAAGTTGGGGGGTGCTGGGCAGGTTGTGTCTACGCCTACCCAGCGAGCCGATATTAGACGCGGGCTAGATGTCAGATGTTGGAGGGGTCAAGGTTGGGTGTTTGTGGGATTCAAGTGCAACCCACTGGCCGTTAATGTTCATCTCGGCGAACTTGATTTTTTCGGGTGTGTAAAAGTAGCCGTTAATTGTCAGATAGGTAACTTTCTCATCTTGTACGGCAAGCGCAAACACTGGGGTTTTAAACGACCATTCGTCGCTTCCAGTAGTAATTCGCATTGGGTTGATTGGTTGCATGAACTCAGTCATCGTTTGGTTTCCTTGCTAGTCGGTCGCTGATTTTCTCTAAGTCTTTAGGCCGCCAGACGTGTACCTCTTCGCCTGAGTCCTCAAGCGCGTTGATCCAGTCCCATTGCAAATTACTGACAACACCTTTGGCACCTTTTAATTCAACAAAGATGGTGCCTCGGAACGGGTGGGTCATCACTAGGTCGGGAAAGCCTTGGTTGCCTGTGTTGGGCGTGATCCATTTGCCTGGTCGGACGAGGGCTGGGTGTGTGTGCATGACGCGCCAACCATGCAATTTAGCCAATGTTATAACGGTCTTTTGAAAGTCGGCTTCTAATATTTCAGCCACCGTTCATTAGCCGATCAATAAGTTCTGACGCTTCACGCTTAGTTGTAGGAACAGCACCTTCCCAATTTTTGGCTCGAAGCATCCCCAACTGCTTGGCAGTCGGCGGTTCACCACTTGACCCGAGAGTTTGGTTTCTTGCCGGGGCTTTTCTGCCCATGTGGTGCAGTTCAAACGGTGCAGCTGGTGTGTCGGTGTTTGTGGTTGTTTGGCTTGTTGTTTGTGGTTCTTGCCCTTGGCGGTACACCTTGACCATTTCCTCAAGGCTGGCACGTTTGTTTGAGCCCTGATACTGGTAGTTCGCAAGTGCGCGTCCAGCAGCAGAAGTCTCACAGTTTTCTAACGCGCTCGTTTTGTTGACCATTGACGAGCCTCTAACTTCCTCGGCAAACCCTGTTGTTGTCGGTACTGGGTCAGCAATGTCGGCATATAAGGACGCTTTCATGACGATTCGAGTGCCGTCGTCCACAATGATTTCGGTGACAATGCGTCCGCGTGGGCAGTCCTTCCAAAACAGTGGGAGGCGTTCTTGCACTGATGCGTAATCGGCTGGATTGAAACTCATGATTCCATGTCCTTTAAATGTCGGCGTTGGCTAAAAGTAGAATTTTCGTAATCCTCTATTGCTTTAAGAAATGACACGCATCGAGCGACTTCTTCCAATGTCATGCCAGCAAAATTGTTTTCTTTGGCGCAGTAAATGCAGATTCCTCGTAACTCAGTACGCATCCTGACACTGGCGGTAGTAAACGGTTTTTCGCATTGTGTGCAGTTCACTTGAAACCGCCAAGCCTCATGGCCACTATGACATCTTGTGTTGACCGGGTGAGGTTGGACAAATAAATGCCATGCTCCTCAGCAACATAAGCCAATTCAAATAGGGCTTTACGCAACATTTCAATGTCACTCTTCTGCGCTTCTAATTGCCAAGCGGCTGCTTTCATAGCGATCTCAGCCTTGGCGATTGCCGCGGTCATATCCGATAACTGTTGGTTCATGTCGGGCCTTTCACTTGTCGGTACTTTCCGTCACTATAGACCAGGGCTGTGGCTTGAAAGTTTTTAGACCTGATCTTGCGACGGTCGTTCTCTGTGGTGCCAGCCCATATTCCGCGTTCGTCTGGGTGCGAAAGTGCGTATGCCAAACATTCGACGTGAACAGGGCAGGCGTCGCAGAAAGGCTTAATAACATTGATGTTTCGCATTGATTGCATACCGGAACTCGGAAAGAATAAGTCGAGTGGGAGGTCGTGACAAGCTGCGTCTGTCTGCCAGTCGGGACGGTGGATGTTTAGCACAGTTTCCACGGTTTCCAACCGCATCCGCCACCTTCGGCTATGTCGGAGTAGAGCAGGTAGGCAAACCTAAGGTTGAGGGTCGGATCGCTCATGGCTTCGGCAAACGGCATATTGAATACTTGCTCCACGTACTTGGTATGAATCTCATTAATCTGAGCAATCCCGTGATCCGATCCGTTAAAGCGGTCTGCCAGTTCGGGGTCACTAGACAGCGGTGTGATGTTCAGGCACCTTGTTTCTTTCCAGAGCAGGCGACCAAGTTTTTGCAGTGTCTCAGTGTTGTTGGGCCAACCAACCGAGATCGCGGTCGGGAACCATTCTTGGCATTTGGTTTCGACTGGTACGTCTGCGATCCTTGGTGACGATAAGACGGTTGTTGTGGTGGTGGTCGTTGTTGTTGCTAGTAGTTCCTCTGCGCGGTCGGCAAGTTGCTGGGGTGTCAGGTCCTGCAATGTGATTGTTTGCCTGGGCGCAATGGTGAGCATCGGTGACGATTCCTGTACGCCAGTGATTGCCCACAAAGCACATAATCCATAGGTGCCAAGTGCTAAAAGTGCTAGTCGTTTTAAGTTCATTTAGAAGTCCTTAATTGTTGCGCGTAAGCAATGCCTGCGCTAGTTATTTGACAAGTCATACGGTCCTCGCCTGTAAAAGGTGAAACCGCAACATCTACAGATTCGATAAGCCCTTTAGCGCGCAAGTCTGAGCAACGATGCCACCAACACGCTCCAGCCTTTAATCGTAAACCTGCAATTTCGGCAGCTGCATCGTCAGTCAAAGCACATTGAAAACGAGCGTCATAATAAGCCTGTAAAAGTAGAGCCATTTGTGTTCCTGCTCGGAACTTCACAGATTTGGCACCAGCCTTTGAGGTCTCATGATCATTTGTGCGAGACAAATGTTGGACAGGAACTTCTAGTTCCGTAAAAAGTGATAATTGCATCTTTCCTCCTGAGTCGGGTTTCCGAGGTCGGGAGTAGGTTTACCGACTCAAAGGTCGGTAGTCAAGTCATTGCCCAAAGATCGTTTTGAAACTCTGGTCAACTAGGGCCACATTGTCGGCGTGCGCTGAGTCTATTTCTATGTGGCTCCACCCTGCTCCTGGGGTGCCACCGTTGGCTTTGTCGGTCCACACTTTCCAGGCGTCACGGTCGCATCTCCAGCCTGCGCCCCATTTGCCACACTTGAGCGGGACGCCTACGCCGTCATAACTGTGCAGCTCCTCAAGACCGAGAATGTCGGCGTAAGCGATTAGGAACTCGTTTAAGGCTTTGCGTTGCTCAACTGTCCCTTTGAGGTCCATTGCTCGCCAGGTGGCGTGTACGGACTTTTTAGAGGGGTCTGAGCGCATCCCACGGTCAGAGTAGACACCGATACTTTTGACGCCGAACAGGTAGGTGCAGTAATCCATGAATTTGAGGGTGCCCATGCGTCGGACGTTGCCTCGAGCGTCGGTTGATCCCGTGTACTTACGCTTCATCTTTTTCTCCCTTGTCTTTAAGGCCGTTACTGGCAAGGATTCCTGAGAGTGCTCCGGTCAGAAAAAGCATCATCGGCGAAAGTAACGACCATGCGCTTTCGTCGTTTGGTGACACTTCCAAAGGTTGCACGACAAACAGTAAGCCGTAGAGAAGTGAGGTGGTACTTAGGACGAAAGTTAGTGAAAGGGTGACGCCGACAACAAGGATTAGTCGCGCTTTGATCTCTGAGTTTGTCAGTCTTTTGCGCATCAGAAATCTCCTTCAGGGACCATGATTCGGATCGTTACTGTGCCAGTGGATGTGACCGCATACAACGAGTTTTGAGGTGGCAAGACCATCATCGTAATAACGTCTTTTTTGGTGACCAGTCCTGTTGTGGTGGTGACTGCTGATCCGCCAATATGGATATCGTTTCCGACTGGTTCAAAGTAGATGGTGCGGGTCGCGTTGGCGGTTTCGGCTACCAAAAGTGTTGGGCTGGTGGTGACGGTGATGGCTGAGGCGATCATGGGTTGCATCTTTCTGCGGTTGGGTTTTCTTGACAGTTGTATCGAGTGCGGTCACTGCATCCAGTAACGACAAACATCAGGACGATGGCGAGAGCTGCGATCACGGCAAGAGTTTTCATGGTGTATCGGGAAAGTCGGCCTCGGGTCCTGCGGTCCATGTTGCTGGGAAGTCTCGTAGGGCTTGGCGGTAGGTCGCCCACGCTTCACGGTCTACGGGTGCGTCTGCAACTTGTGTCCAATCGGATTCTTTGAGTAGGCGGTCACGATGGTTGCGCATTCTTTCGGCCCACCATTCGGCTGGTACTTC